ATTTCTGCCATGCCTACCCGATGAACAAGGCCCTGGTGGAGCAGATGTTCGGTTTATCCCCCCAGGATTCCGTGGACACGGACGACGTTTACAACCTCCTGGGAGAGGATCGAGAGGACAATCGACCCATTCCGGCGGGTACTTACCTTGGAAGCCAGAACTATCCAGGCAATTATACCCCAATTCAGCATCCCAAATACGGGGCGACACAGGTTGGAGGAGAAGGACGCGCCCTGGTCGTGGAGATATGGGTCAGGGACTACTCGATGGAGAAGGTCGAGAACCAGATTGACGCGCAGCCGGTCATCAATCCGGATACCGGGCTGCCGGTTGTCGATCCGATGACGGGCGAGCCGGTCATGGAGCCGGTCATTGAAGTCACCGAGCAATCCAAGTACCCCGGAAACATCCGGGTGGTGACGATCACCAACGGCGGTAAGCTGGTCCTGGACGATAAGCCCAACCCCAACGTCAACCCGGCGCTGCCCAGGGAGATAGCGGCCAAGACCTACCTCTATGACCACCTGCCCTTCTATAAGGCCAATTCCTATGAGGATACCACGTCGGTCTGGGGCTTCGCTTCGGCGGAGCAGGTGGGCGACGTTAATTTGGAGATAGACGAAATCATCACCCGGATCGTCAATTACGTCCGGAAGGTGACAAACCCTCCGATGATTATCCCGAAAGATACTGGGATAACTAAGGAAATGATCACCAACCAGGCCGGGTTGATTCTGAGGCCCATCAGCACCGTGGCTTCCCAGGGAATACGGTATTTGCAGGTCCCAAACCTGCCGAGCAACTTCTTCGATGCCCTGGAAGTCCTGGTCAAGTTCTTCGATCGGGTTTCGGCTATCGAGGATGCGGATCGTGGGGATGTGCCTAATCGGGTGGTGAGTGGCGCGGCTATAGCGGCGCTTCAAGAAAGAGGTGCAGTTCTTATAAGAGCGAAGATCAGGGCCGTTGACTATCTGGTACGGCAACGTGGTAAATGCGCCATAAGTTTTATACAGAATTTCGGTATTTTCCCTGAACTTATTACCGTTCAAGGAGAAACAAAACAACTAATTGGGGTGGATCTTGCTGGCAGAGAGTTCAACTATTTAGTCGAATCGGGTAGTACCGTCAGCAAGACTTCTCTTCAAGTCCAAGAACAGGCTGTAGAACTTTATAAGTTGGGCGCCATTGATCGACCAGCATTATTAGAGACTCTAAATTTTCCTAATTGGAAGCAAATTTCGGAGCGTACTGGTGAGGGTCAACTGAATCAAGCCCTTCAAATTCTGGTTCAGGCCGGACTTCCCCAAGATATGGCCGGGCAACTTTATCAAACATTAATGCAGACTCAAGGAGGGCCAGGAACCGCACAACAAAAACAAGGGGGGAACGGTAGCGGGCAACCGAGTCAAACAGTCAATGAGGCAGGTTATATGAACGCCCCTGGAAGTCCAGGGCCACAGATGATGCCTAAAAATTTACAGGGTCAGGTTCAATAATGGCACCGATTTACGAATACCAATGCCTCCTCTGCAACCAGGAATTCGATTCCATAGAGAAGATAGGCGCCAACAACCAGGATAAGCCATGCTCCAACCCGAAGTGCCCGGGGACGGCTATCCGAATAGTCGCTTCCAGGGGCTCGGTACTGAGCGATACCCCTGCATGGCTTAATGATCACGTTCAAGGGGCTCTGCTGGATACCGATAGCCGGAACTTCAGGCCTATTGAGACCCGAAGCCAATTAAAGAAGCATTTGAAGGAAAAGGGAATCACTGAAAGCATTAATTCTGGTCCGAGATGGGTATAAAGGAGGATAAAATGTCTAAAGCACATCCAGGATTTGCCGCGGTTCAGTCCCAAATCTCAAAAAAAGAGGGTGTTTCCAAGCAGGCCGCCGGTGCTATTCTGGCCAACGCTTCACGCAATGCCAGTAAACAGGCCAAGGCCAGCAATCCCAACTTGAATAAGGTCAAAGGCAGGTGATCATCATGGGACCCAAAGGTAAAGGTAAGGGAAAGGGTTGTTGATGGCCGAGACAAAGGAAGTGGATCCTAAGCTCATTATCGAAATACTCAAAGCCCTGGAGGGCCTCAAAAGAAAATTACAGCAACTTATAAAATAGCTTAAAGCCCAATCTTTACACGGGAACAAAAGCCGACTTGGAGTAATCCAGTCGGCTTTTTTTATTTGGAGGCCAGGCCCGGAAACGGATAACCCACGCGGCCCCAAAAAATATAGCAGTAGGGGAAAATCCAACAGGACCCCCAAGAAGGAGAAGTCAATGCCAGTACCAGAAAACGCTATACCGACAGGGAGCCAACCCGTCGATCAAGGACCCGTTGTCCAGCCCCCGGTTGAAGAAAAGCCGGGACAAGCCACGCAGCAGGCCATTGACGAGGCGGCCAAGCAAAGCCTGATCCTGGGCAAGTTCAAGGCCCCGGAAGACGTGATTCCGGCCTACCAGGAGCTTGAAAAGGATCATGGTCGCCTTGGGTCGGAAGTCGGGAACCTGAGAAAGCAAAACGAAATGCTGATGAACCTGGTGAATAAGGTGGGGCAACCTGCCCAACAACAGGCTCAGCAGCCAGCTCCAACGGATTACGACCAGTTGTTGAACGAAACCACCAACGCCGTAGAGTCCGGGGATCTGAGTGTGGGCGAAGGGCTCAAGAAGGTAGCGGCCCTGACTGCGCAGAAGATGGCGGTCATGGCCCGAGACACCTACGCTCAACTGGATTCCGATCGGACGGCTAAGGATTATCTGTCCAAGTTCCAGCAGGAGCATCCTGATTTCCAGGAGGCCCTGCAATCCGGGGAACTTGACCAGATAAGATCAAAAAACCCCATGCACGACAACCTCAGTGCCTACTTCGAATGGTCGAAGAAGAAGGAAATAGCGGCTGCCAAGGCCGAAGTCCAAAGCGCCTATGAGAAAGGCAAGGCCGAAATGGCCAAGCTGGCCTCCGGCGCCGACGCCACGAAGCGGGTACTGGGTAAATCAGGAAGCGAAGCACGCGTGACCAACACCAACACCGGGCCACTTTCCGACGCTGATAAAAGAGCCGGGATGCTGGACGTTTTGAAGGCCGCAAGAGGCGGATAAACTCCCCGGATAACTAAATAAAAGGAGTAATATCATGGCATTAACATTGACCGAACTTCAGGCGGTCACCGACTTTTACGTCGAGAATACGCCTAACGACATCTATTTCAAGTCCAACATCCTACTGTATAAGCTCCTGGGCGGGGAACGTGGAACCCACACCATCCCCGGGGGAAAGAAGATCCAGGTTATTTTGGAGTATGCTGCCGGAAACTCCGGGGCCTATGGGGCAAGCACCAAACTCCCCCTGGCTAAAAAGGAAGTCTACAACGCCGCTTTCTACCGCTGGGCTGCTTATTACGGAGGCGTAACCATCGACCTCGATGACCAACGGCAGAATACCGGTGAGGATGCTCTCGTAAACCTGGTGGAAGGCAAGCTAAAAAATGCCCAGAAGTCCATCCGCTCCACGATGGGAACAGACATCTACGCCGCCGCCGCTACTACGAACGCCCTGAACGGATTAGGCGATCTCTTTTCGACCGTGACTTCGACCGCCTACGGTGAAATTGCCGAAGACGATATGGCCCTCTGGACTGCCGTGAAGAGTACCGCGAGCGAGGCCATCAGTTTTAAGGTCATGCAGGCCCTGCGCCGCTCAGCTTCGATCGACGACAATATGGAAGGTAAACCCAACCTCTATATCACCACCGAACTGCTGAAGGACGGTTTCGAGCGCACCCTCCAGACCCAGGCCCGTTATTCGGATGTGCGCCTGATCAATGCCGGATTCGACAATATCCTCTTCGGCGGGGCTCCGATGACCTACGACAACAAGCAGACCTCTGGGTATATGGATGCCCTGAATCTGAACTATCTGGATATCCTAACCCACCAGGACTACAACTTCACCAAACCGATTTGGGCCAGTCCCATTGATCAACCCGACATCAAGGTGGCCTTCATTCGCTGGTCCGGGAACCTGGTTTGCAGGAATAGAAAGGCTCACGCGCGGCATACGAATCTGACCGAGCCCACGTAATATTTTCCTCCTACACCGCCAACCCTTTAACCCCGGAGGCACACGTAACGGCCTCCGGGAATTGAACAAGGAGGAATTTATTATGCGGGTCACATTACCGTTAATCTGTGGAACCTCTGCCAATACCTTTTATTTCGCGCCGCTGATCCCCTGTTATCTCAAGGGGGCTAACTGGGTAGCCAATGCCAACCAGGCGGCTACCCGGTCGGTGGTGATCGCCCTCTCTGGGGGGTCAAACATTTGCACTGGTAGCGTCAGTGCCACGTTGGGCACTCCGGTTGAGGGGACCATGACCACGACGACGGCCTACCTTAGACAGGTAATCAGCAAAACCACGCCTTTGTCCATTGTGATCGATCTTACCGGCTCAACTGCCGCCACGGTGACAGTAGACCTTGATTTCGACGAGTTCAAGGCAGCCGTTTAAAAAGGAGAAAATCATGAGAAAAGTCCTAACGCTTTATAACGGTGCGGCGAACACCACTTATTATTTCGCCCCTCTGGTCCCCTGTTATTTGAAGGGGGCCAACTGGGTCCTGAACGCTACCCAGAACGCCGGAAACAAAACGGTGGTCATCGCCCTTTCGGGCGGGAGTACCATCTGCAGCGGGACCGCTGTTACCGCCGGGACGCCCGTTGAGGGGACCATGACCGCCACGGCGGCCTACCTTAGACAGGTCATCAGCAAAACCGCACCCATGTCGATTGTGGTGGATTTTGCCAGCGGTTCGGCGGCCACCCTGATTATCGATCTCGACCTGGATGAATTCGAGGCGGCCGTTTAATTAATCTTCAACTCCGGGGAGGTCTTCGGGCCTCCTCGGGCCTTGAGGAATCAGTATGAACCATTCAGAGATAATCACCCTGGCGAGAAACTGGCTGGATGATTCGGTCGTTCCCTATAATTGGAGCTTGGCCGAGATGATTGCCTTCTATAACGATACCGTGAACGAGTTTTGCGAACAGACTCGGATACTGGTGGATTCGACTACCGAGGTAATCTGTAAGCTGACCCTGGCGGCCGGTACAGCCAAGTATGCCCTCGACCCCCTGGTGATTGATGTTCTTCGCGGAAGGCTGGTAACTGGGGACCGGAAGATCACCAGGCGAACCAGGACCTACATGGACAGCTATTCTTCGGGGTGGGACTCAACCACGGCTTCTACCGGGACACCCATGAACTTCCTGGGGGACCTGGATACCGGCTATATCACCCTGGCCCCGGCCCCGGACGCCATCGACACCCTCTGGCTGACCGTGGTGCGATTCCCCTTGCTTCAGTTGACCGCTACCACCCTGGATACCTCCCCGGAGATTCATTTCAAGTATCATTTTGGTTTACTGGATGGGATCTGCGGTAGGGCTTACCTGAAGCAAGACGCCGAGACCTACGACCCCCGGAAGGCGGAAAGGCACCTGGGGTTGTGGCGGGCGACGATCAACAAGCGGATGCTGGAAGAAATCAACCGGAACGACATCGATAATATTCACGATCAAGTACCGGATTATCTGATCCATGATGATCTGAGGAACTACTAAATGTCGGGAACGGCGGACCTGATCCTTCCTGCTTTGGTTATGTTTTCCTGGTTTGACGTTTCCGATTTGTTTATATCAAGCCAAAGTTTAGAATTTTCGTCACGAATCGGGGTAGGTATGAATCCATCCATCTTCATTAAACAGCCATGGGGAAAACGAAGAATCTTAATCGATTTCTCCGATAACTTATTGCCGGGGGACTCAATAGCCTCCATCGACAGTGTGGCGGCATTTCTTGATGGAGTGGATAAAACGACAGAGATTATTTATGGAACTACCCTGGGTGGAAACAAGGTCTATGTCACCTTCATGGCTGGGACTTCCGGGAACACCTACAATATCAGGTTTCGCCTGGTCTCCACCAATGGGGATAATATCGAGGATGATCTGGACCTGATAGTGAGGGAAAAGACCTAATGCCCGCACAGGTTAAAAACATCGTTTTGGACCGCTTTGGAGGCATAGATAACCTCACCCCTCCCGAGAAGTCTAAGGACCTCCAGACGGTTTCCAACTTCTATGTCACCAATGAGCGGCAACTGCAAACCCGGCAGGGATATTCCCGAAATGTCTCCGGTACTCCTCATTCTCTTTGGAGTGACGGGAATGTCTGCCTATACCGTGAAGGTGTCTATCTTAAACGATTGGCCGAGGATTTGACCACCACTTCGACCCTGAGAAGTGACCTCCAGGGAAACAACCCCATGAAATATCTCTCCCTGGCCGGTCGAATCTATTACACCGATGGGATGGCTACCGGGATTGTCGAAAACTTCACCAGCCGGACCTGGGGGATCCAGGGGCCCAATGCCCCGGCCCTTTCCCTGACCTCCGGGTGGCTGGACGCTGGGCGGTCAGGGAAAG